GTGGTTAAAATATCTCCTGCGCTATTGCCACCCACAGAAACCTCATCTAGTTGATTAAGTTCTGTAGCTGTGGAAGTTAATTGAACATCTTCATTTATTTTTGGAGTAGTAAGTCTTTTATTTGTTAATGTCTGAGTGTCATCTGTGGTTAAAATATCTCCTGCGCTATTGCCACCCACAGAAACCCCATCTAGTTGATTAAGTTCTGTAGCTGTGGAAGTTAATTGAAAATCTTCATTTATTTTTGGAGTAGTAAGTCTTTTATTCGTCAACGTTTGTGTGGCCGTCAGTAAAACAACATTAGTGTTCGAGTCATCATAAACTGACTGCCATGACCCATCTGCATAAATTTTAATAACATCTAAAGTTGTATCGTAATAAGCATCCCCGTCTGCTGCTGCACTACCTTTGTTGCTAACAAAAGTAGCATCATCTGCATAAGTGGCGAATTGAGTTGTTTGTAGAAAGGTTGTTGTTGGTCCTGTGGTCTCTACCCCTTCCGAGAATGTCAACGTCCTTGTTATGCCTGCCATATTTACCCCCTATAAATTATATAAATCCTTTGCTAATAATTTTGTTTCAGTATTGCTTTTTTCAATTTCAATAATTTTAACACCCCTAGAACTCTCCTGCCCAGGTAAATCATTTGTTTCTAAATTGAACTCATCTCCAATTTCAGAATCAAAATTTAGACCTTTTGTTTTAAAGCTATAAGTAATGTCCCTCTCACTCCTAAGGTCAATTTGATCGCTAATCTTTGCAGTATAGTTCTCTAAAACATGCTCGTATCTATTAACATTAATAACATCATGTAAGTATCTTGCTTTGTTACTGCTAGAAGTTTGAGAAGAAGTGGATACAAATTCATTTGAGTTGTAATGAGGGTTGTAAGCGATAAATTGCGTGACAATATCCTGGTATTCCACTCTGTACGATGGAGAGTTTAGAATTATCTCAGTATCGGTAATGCTATCCGAAGCTGATATTGCAGAAAATAACTCATAAGCAATTTCAAAAGAATTATTTAAGTAAATATATCCAAGAGTGGACTGACAAATTCTTTCGGCATACCGAAAATATGAGTTATAGTCCTGCTCCCTTAGAGTAGGTATAGAAAAAGCTGCATTTACTGCAAAGGTTGTTCCTGCTGTTGTGAAACTCGCTGCATTTGTAGTAATTCCAGACTTGTCTAATATTTCTTTTAAAACTTGCGAATGTAGTTGATAACTAGCATTAGGTTTTATTTTAAAATAAACCTTGTTAACCCCTGGGTCTAAAGTAGTTAACCCTGCGTGGTTTGTTTCAAAATTATTTACAAAGGTTACAGAAATTAACTTATTGCCTCCGCTGGTGGTTGAATTACTTGCTGTATAGTCTCGACCATATAAGCAATAAAAATAGTTACCAGAATTGTCTGTAATAACAATAGAAGGACAATCGTTACTTTGGACGGTGTCCGTTGCGATAACCGAAGCTTGTTTTGTAATATATACATAATTGTTTGTCCTGTCGACATAATAGACCCTCTCTCTATATGTTCCCGATCCCGTAATCTCGAAGGTATCTCCTATATGTATTTTCGCTACCGTTGCCGCATCTGTGTCTAATCTCGTAAAATTTGCATCTGTATTATCAACTGAGCTTGGGGAAAAGCTAAGGTTTGTTGTTCCATTGCTTCCCACTCTCCCTATGGTCCAATTTCTATTGTTTGAAGTGGTTATATCTGTGGTGTAGTTTGTGCAAACAGCCTCATCCATTAATTCTGGGTTTAACTTTTGTGCATTAGTCAAATTTGTGACTGTCTCCGGTATAGTATCGTATCTTGACACCGATCCGAAATAATACCGAACTGGTACCCCTATTTTTTCTGGATGAACATTCGTAAAATCATCATTGTTGTAATAGATTTCGGTATCGCCCATTGTTGCCGGATTAGTAAGTAAATCTAAATTGTCTTTTATGGAGAGTGTCGCCCTAGTTCTACTTACATTTAATGCCGTTACTCTTCCCTCGAAACCCTTTTGAATATTTGCGATATCGTCCAGGCAATGCCATACTTGGACCTTTTTGTTATAAAAAGAATCATTGTCTGTTAAATATTGGTTAAAATCTCCGTTATCATTAATAATGGATAGTACAGAAGATGAAATACTCAATTGACCGTTTATGACATTCTTTATTGTCTGTTTAATACCTGGACTTTTTATGATTTTAGGTTCCCACTCTTGAAGGTCTGTACTTGGTGTTTCGGGATCTATTCCAATTACTCTAAATTTCTCAATTGTATAAAATAAATAGTAAAAAACAACCACGGCATTACTAGAAGAGACTGCATTATTTAAATTTACGGTTAATAAATCATCGCTATCAATTGACCACTCTCCGGTGGATGGAGAAGAAGAGACTTCTGTTAACTCTACGCCTTGTTCGACGACCTTTGAAATTTTAAAATTAAAATTCATCGTGTAGGTTGTGCCAGTATCCAAGGATAAAAGATCATTTACAAACCTTGCTGGTTCTAGTCTAGCTAATATAAACTTTTGTGTAGACTGGTCTGTTTTCAAACTTGAAAAAGTCATCATACTGACCTTTGTTGTTTAGTGAATATTTGCATTGCAATAGATTGGTTGTAAAAAAATGACCCTCCATTGTCATATACCGGGTCGGGGTAGTCATAAGCGAGACCTATATAAAATGCATCTGCGTTAGGCGTGTAATTTGCTATTGTAATGGTCGGGTAGTAAGTAAATTTCTCGTTTAACCACTCGTCATTAAAATCAAAACGTAAATATCCAAGCCAATTCTCTTTTGCTGGGTCGCTAGTATCAAAAGAGATATCGCTTAGATTAACAACACTACTTGTTATATATGCATTTAAATACTGAGTGGATGTATAAATTTTTAAAGTTAAGGTCTCACTTCCGCCTAATGCAGTAAAGTCTTGGATATATAAAAATACTCTAATATTTCCAATTGGTCCCGAACCACCGGAGGCAAGAGAAAAACCACCCATTCTTATCTCTTCATCAGCATCGAATGTTTTAATATATTTATCTTCTGAAAAGTTTTTGATACTCATTATAATACCTCCCTGAAATTTAACGACATATTAAAGTACTGAGATTTTACATGAGTAAATCTGGGAGGAGAGTTAAAAACAACATATTTAGTAAGATCCGACAAATTATCTGTAACGCAAGTTCTAGGGTCCAGGCTAACAAAGAAAGGTGTTGTTGTTCCAAAATCAAAAAATAATTGTTCTAGGTCATTTCTGGAAGAGGTGTCTAATAAAGCAATTAAACCATTATTAATGTTTGTATACTTTGTTTTTTTATCAAAGTAGATTGCTCCGCCCTCCGACTCTGTTCTGAGTGAAGGATCAACAATAGTTTTATTTATACCAACCTGTATATTGGTATTATTTGTTGTTATTGTTGTGTAATCTCCTAAGTAAAAATAGGAGAGTGAAAAGCCCTCATTGCCATTGGCATTATATTTATCCTCAAAATAAAATCGCCAAAATCTGTAAGAAGAGTCAGCGATAGAGTCAAAAAAATAAAATACTCCATTCTCGGATCTTGTCAATGTAATATCGAGAGGTGGAGAGGTCCATTGATTTAAATTGTTTCCCTGGATTTTTATTGTCGCCTGGTCACTTATCGTAAATTCTTCACCAAGGGGGGAAATAACAGAAAAAAATTCTACTGCTGCATTATACCCCAAGTCATAAATAACCGATTCGTACATATGATTTCTTTGCTCGTCTGCTTTTCTTTCTGTTGAGATAGTCTCATCTGCTGTCAGAGCATACCCTAAATCGTCCCATAATGCCTCTGTTTGCTGAGAAAATCGCAAAGTATGACTAGACCCATGCGCAAACCGAAATTTGTATTCTCCTGCCGTATTATCATAGTCAAAAGTCCATCCTGAGGAACTGGCATTTAACTGCGTCTGAACCTCTGTTGCTAGGGTATCAGGAGTGTAAGCCCCGGCAGTAATTGTAATCGTCTTATTCGATCCATCGTTTATATATATTTTGTCATTGCTACTGGCAGTAATAACAAAGTTTCCTGCTGGCTTCCACACTTTTGATCTAAATTTATTTATAGAATTAGAACCTGGAAAAGCTGCCAGTTCTGAAGAATAAGTTATGGACCCACTTGTTAGCTCGGCAAAGTTGTTGTCTAAAAATCTAATTTTTTCGTTGGTCGTAGTTGTCATTTTTTCGACCTCTTACGCTATCCGTGCGTTATTTCGATTTAAATTAAGTATTATATTCGCGAGAGTATCGCCCTCAAAGTCTACACTGGTTTCAATAGTTTGACCGTTCTGTAGTAGATTTGCTATCTGGGAGAGTAGGCCTATAACCGTATCGCTACCCCCTCCATTATTGCCTGGACCTTGTTCGGCCAAAAACTCTTGAAGGTCACGAGTAGTTGATCTATCAACTACAAGTTCTCCGCTTGTTAGCCTGGCCGGGAAATTGTCATTCGGGAACCCACCGGGAACAATGCCCCCCTGTGCAAACGGTAACCCAGCACCTATTATTTGCCTGAAAAATGGTTGGAAAAAGCTCGTAACACCAAGCAAGGCCCTTTTTAATGCTCGTATAGGATTGGTGAATAATTCTTTTAAATTAATTGATGCCCCAATTCTGGCCAATGATCTTAGTATTTCAATATATAGTTCTGGATTTGCTAGGTATTCTGCAAATTGCCTCATATAACCAATGGCATAAGAATATATTTCACCTGTTGGGCTAACAATAGCATCTACCGCCCCACCTCCTTCTCTTATAAAGGAAGTTGCAGCATTAAAGGCCCCAGATACGGCCCCAGTTAAAAAACCTCCTATGCCCTCCACTACATCACCAAGAAAAAAGCCTTTAGGTCGGTAACCAACATCTTTCAAAAATGAAAAAATTCCATCCATCCCTTTATTTACTGCTGATTTGGGAATGACAATTTCTCCGGCAGAAAGTAAGGCCGGTACAGTATCATTTAAAGGAGAATCCGCTTTTACTTTTTCTGCTCCTGGGACCATACCGCCTTTACTAAAAGCAATAAATGGAAAATCGAATCCTAGAAAGTCCTCTACAACACCAGTCCCACCACCATCAAATCCAAAAATTGCTTTAAATAAATTACTTAAAAGACTGAAACCCCCTCTCAACACTTCAAATAGTCCAGTAAATATATCTTTACCAAGATTATAAAAGAAATTCCCTATTCCTTTTAGTGCTTCAAACAGACCGTTAAATATATCTTTACCAAGATTATAAAAGAAATTCCCTATTCCTTTTAGTGCTTCAAACAGACCGTTAAATATTTTTGACCCAATATTTTTAAATATTTTTAACACTCCCGAATCGCTAAAAACTTTTTTAACACCATTTAATAATTCACCTGGAATTTTTAAAGCGAACTCTTTTGCCAAATTTAAGGCTATTTTTGGAGAGGCCTTGGCCAACTCAAATGGCACATCAAAGGCCAGCGCTATGGCTAATTTAGAGGATACTCTTGGAATGGCCCTCACAAGAGCAATGATGATATCATCGACCTTTTCAACTAGCCTAACAATTATTACATCTACATTCTCAGCTATTGCCTCAATAAAGGCCGGTATCGACAAAATTATATTTTCTATCAAATCAGGAAGAGCATTTGCAAACTCTGCGACCATTTTTTTAACTTCTTCTGGCCCTTGAGAAAAAACTTCAAGCAATGGCCCCACAGCTTGACCCAATCCCGGTACAATTAAATCCGCTGCCAAAGTTCCAATTCCTTTGGCCAGGTCTTTGGCCCCTTGTTTGCCTCTGGCCAAAGAATTCAAAATTCCTGTTGATATTCCCAATGCAGTATTTTTTTCTAATTCTTTTTTTTGTTTTTTTAGCTTTTTCTTTTCTAGCTCAAATTCAATTTCGCCAATCTTGCCACTTTTAAAATTTTGTTTTAATTCTTCTAGGTTATCATCTAATTTTTTTTCTAAATCTGTTTGTCCTCCACCAAAAGTAAAACTTAATGCATCTGTGGCAGTCTTGCCAATCTTTGCAAGTATCCCAGATATTTCTTTTTCTGTTTCAGCAAAACTTTTTTTATAATTTTCGATAAACTCTAATCTTTTTTTCTCTTCCTCTTCTCGCTTATCTTTTTCTGTTTTCCTTATTTCAGCCAGTTGATTATTAAAATCTAGATTGATCTTTCTTTCTAACTCTTTAGCAATTCTAAAAGCTTCACCCTCACTTTTAAGACCTTCCTGGATGACTTTTAATCTTTCATTTCTTTGCCTTTTAAGTTTATCCAGATCAGTTAGACCAATATCTTTTAATTCTTCTTGTAGTTTTATTAAAGGTTGTAAATCAATCTTTTTTATATTCTCATTTACAGAAGATGTTGCCCTCTCTGTCTTTTCTTTTAGCTGAGTAATTTCAAAGCCAACATTAAATAAACTGTCGCTAAAAGTATCTAATTTATCTCTGGCTTTTTCTATGCTAGTTAACTGCGCATCATCAATTTCAACCCCTGCAAAAGCACTAGAAAACAAGCTAAAGCTTTTTAATTTTTTAACACCGTCTGTAATTAACTTGATCAAAGTTAAAAAAGATGAAATAACTTTTGAAACTCCAAAAACAAAAAGACCAAATGCTCTTTTGGAAATATTTAAAATAATACTCCCAAATGATTTAAAAAGTTTATTTAGAGGCTTAAATATTGATGCTGTTTCTTTAAATGATTCAACTAAAGATTCCCATAATTCTGTAAAAATTCCAGTCCTTTCATTTATGACTTTTAATGCTTGAAATAAAGCATAGATGGCCGCTGAGATAGCTGCAATTGTTAATACAATTGGATTAGCTAAAAATGCAAGTAATACTTTTGCAAAAGCCGCTAAAGCACTTTTTGCCAATACTAAAGACTTTATCATGGCCCCTCTTAAAACAACCGCAAAACTTACGGTTGCAGCCTCCACACCAAACAACGCGCCAATTAATAATTTAATCTGAACTATAACGGCACTAAACGCAATTTTTGCTTGACTTAAAGTTATTGTTGATAAAGTTTTGACGATAGCACCGAAACTTTTAAAACTTACTGAAGCTGCCCCAGATAATTTAATAATATCTTTAAAACTTTTACTTAAAAGAGGGATCTTAGTTGATATTAATGTTTCAAAAATATCACTTTTTAATATTAAATTTAAGATTTTTAAAGCTTTTACCACCGCAAAAATATTAAATGAAACTGAAAGTAACGCACCACCGGCCTGTAACAATCTTCCTACAAAGGAGGTTAAAAAACCAGTCGCTTTAATAACAGTTTCGTTTACATTATTTAGAATTAAGTTTGAAGCTGCTGCAAGTAAATTGTTGCTTTCAATTATTGCCGCCCCTTCACCAAAAGACTGAGCTAATCTAGTTGTATTGTTATTTAATACTATTTGTTGCCCTGCAAGTGTATTTGTAACTGCTGCTGCTGTTCCAGCTATCGGCACATATTGTTTTAATAAAGAACCCCATCTGGTCTGTACTTTTTCAGTCTCAGAAAGACTTTGAAAGGTCTGATTAACACCTTTGTTATAAAGTTTTTGTTGTAAATTAGTGGCCCCTAATTTTACCCCATATTTTTGGACAGATTGCGCCTGCCCATTTAAAGCTGAAATAAATTCAATTGTTGTCTGGATAACATCGTCGCCCAGAAATCTAGCATAATCGGTAGTAATTTCTAGTAATTTTTTTTGTTGTTTTTCGTTAAATCCCATTGCCGACGTTGTGGCCACAATTTCAGTTACCGCCCCCCTTAAAGATTTTTCGGTAAAACCAGTCTCATCAGAAAGCTTTCTAATTGATTTATTCCAACTATTAACCGTGCCAATGCCATCACCAAATGCCCTGTTAAACCCTGTTAATGTTCTTTCAAAAATAAATGTTTTTTTCTCGAATTCAACAAAAGTTTCTGTTGCTTTTACTGCCGCATTTGCAAGAACTGTTCCTAACTCATAGGCCAAAGATGCGACTTTTTTTATTAATAAAGAAAGAGCGATTGATAAAGAACCAGTTATTAATGAGATTATTAAAGATATTCTACTTATTAAATTTACAATTGTATTTTCAAAACCTTTAGTAACTTTTGAAACCAATGCAAATGCTGCTGAAATACTCCCTAGATTTATAGCTAAACCAAAAAGACCTCTATCTAATGTAAAATATGCTTTTGCTACTGCATTAGTTGTCGTTATAGCACTTTTTGAACCTTTAACAACGTCTTTTAAAATTTGTAAATAATTAACTGTTTTTAAATTTAAACCTGTATATTTATTGACCAATTCTAATATTGTTTTGCTTTTTAAGGCCAAAGCCCCGGTTGCAATGCCTGTAACTTCACCAAAGGTTTTAATCGTATCTTTTAATTCTTCGATTTTTTTTGTCTGTTCTTCAGCCGAAATAGTTACTTGTGTTAATCCAGTAGAAACTAAATCAGCCGAACGACTTATTAAATTAAGAATCTCGTTATCAACAACACCAAAAACCTTTGAAATTGTATTTAATGTTGCAATAAGCTTTTTTGTGTCAACTCCAATAGATTTAAAAGCCGCTTGTATTCCTAATGCACCAATACCAAAAAAACTCGCTGCACTTGCTGTCTTTTTAAAAATATCAATAACAAGATCAAATCTTGATGTTAATTTTACAGTATCTAAAGCGATATTTTTTATTGTATTTATTAAAGATTTAAATTCTTCTGTTTGTGTTGCTGCGGCAATACCAACCGCAACAACAGACCCCCCAAGGATTTTTTGATTTCTTGTTAACGAATCAAACAAAATAATTTGTTTTTTAGTAGACTCATTAACCTTTTTTAAATTTGACTCAGTTTCTTCAGTAGCACCATTTAAATTTTTATGCTCTTTATTTAATTGAGTTATACTTTTTAAATTTTTATCAAGTAATTCATTTTCTTTGTCTATTACTTTATTTAAACTTTTAAAGTTTTTTTCGGCCAGCTTTGAAAAATCTTTTATTGCATTCAAGGCCTCTTTGGTAACTATTTGAATTGGAATGTTAATACTTTCGGCCATGTTTACGCCCTTTTGCTTTTTTTAAACTATCTGACTCATGTTTATTTAAAACAGACTGGATAATATTAAAGGCCTCTACATCAGCCGTTGTAAGTTCGTTAGGGTCAAACTTATAACCCAACTTGCGAAGCATTTTTTTATTAAAATATTCTTCTACAAACGGCATCATTTTATTTGTCCCTTTCATCCCTTTTACAACCCAAGTAGCTTGTTGCTTTAGTAAGGCCCTTTCTACTTCCCCAGCGATCCAGCATTTAATAGAGAGGTCGCTGCTTCTGTTAATAAAGTGTCGAACTCTGGGTTACTCTCCATTTCTTTAAAATTCTTGACATGAATTTCACCACATTTTAAA